CATATGAGTTTGCTTTGTCATATTGTAAATTGGAAAGAAGATTTAAAAAGAGTTGTTGATTCGGCTGATTATGTTATATTAGAAACAATTGTTAATCCTGAAGAAAATGCAATTGATTTGGTATTACCTTCTGATAATCATTATTATGCCGACAAAGATACTGGTCGTGCTTATGTAACAGAACAATCGATTGAAAATCATTTAAAAGATTTAGGTTGTATTTTTAATAAAGTGTATGTTGAAGATACTGAATATAATTGGATTGATAGGTGGACTATGGTTCGACATTTATATAATTGGAATTATGATACGGTCAAATCAATTAAATATACAGAATATAGTGGCATTACATTAATGACGCATTATCGTAGAATGTGGATTATTTCAAGGAGAAAAATATGAGTGATAGATTTGAGTTTGAACAACAGATTACTAAATGTTGGTTTGTTGTTGATGATTTAAAAGAGTTCGATGAGGGTTTATTTGAAGAATGGATAAAATTTGATAAAGATACGGTATCGAATCATATTCTTGGTATTGCCAATTCATATGACATAAAATTTAATAAACTTTGGAACTTGTTTGAAAGTGTTTATATGGCAGATGTTCGTCATATTAAAATGCTTGAAGAAGAATGTGCCGCTTTGCGTGAACAATTACAACAATCGAATCCTGATACACATGGTTATGGCATTGCTGCTATTAAACCGAAGAAAGATAAGAAATGAGAAGTAGATTGGAACGAATGAACGATTGGTGTGGTGAAGTATTGGCCAAAGCCATTAAGTATGACGACCTTATTACATTTTTCTTTTTTGGATTTATGATTGGTATTTTTTTAATTTGTCTTGTTGTTGGTAGTTTAGGAATGTTGGGATATTTACAATGAAAAATATTCCAAATTCACCAGACTATGGCAAACATTTATTAGTAAGAGCAATCTTTACCACAAATAAAAACAATGGTAAAATTGCCAGAGCAGATATACCAAAATTTTTATCACTATTGCATGGTGCCCAGCTTGACTATTTGGATGAAGCTGTGTTAAAATCGGATATGGCTGAAGCAAAGGCCGTTATTCAATATATTATGGAGAAATAAAATGCCTAATTGGTGTCAGAACGTGGCCACAATTAACCACGAAAATAAAGATTTAATTGATAACATTGAAAACGAATTGAAGAAAGAAAAAGAAGATTCTGGTCTTTTTCAAATGTTACGACCACGACCAAAAGAGTATGACGAAGGTGAAAGTTGGTATGGTTGGAACATAGACAATTGGGGCACCAAATGGGAGGCTTCGGTATATGACTTTGAACGATTAGATGATTATACAATTAAAATTAATTTTGATACCGCATGGGGTCCTTGTATTGCTCTATATGAATTCTTAGAAACAGAAGGTTATACAGTAGAAGGTTTTTATAACGAAGAAGGTATGGCCTTCTGTGGTTGTTATCGTGATGGTTATGATGATGGTTATAATTATTCCGATTATTATAGTTCTAGTGGTGTTCGTGATAATGTACCAAGTGATATTGATGATATGTTTGGCATTTCAGAAAGAATGGAAGATAATGAATCTGAAGAAGATGATGATGAAGTCATTTGGGACGATGATGAAGAAATCGAAGAACCTGAATATGAAATGACAGAATGGTTCGATGTTAAAACTAAACCTGTGCATATTGGTTTGTATGAAGTTGAATATGATAAACCAAATGCGTGGCCATTTCCTTCTCGTTTAGAATGGACAGGAAAAAAATGGATCAATGGTCAAGGTGAAGTTCGTAAAGATGTTGGTAGATGGCGTGGTATTACCGAGAATCAACATAATATGATTGTTGAATTACAGAAACTCAAAGATGAATTTGATGCCCTATTAATTAAGGAGACCGAATAATGGCACTATGGAAAATTGAACCAACATGGAAAAAATCTTTGGCTGAACGCAGTCATTACACTAAAGATGATAAAGAAATTATTATTGAAACTGGTTGGCGATGGGGTGAATTTACCATTGAAACTGAAGATGATACACCTCCAGTTTTAGAAGAAGGTGTTGACCTCTTTAATTGTGATTATGAAGTAGAAATGCAATATTGTGATGATGGTTGTTGGGAAGACCGTGAGTTCTACGGTATGTCAGAAGAAGAAATTGCAGAAATGGAAGAATGGTTGGATGAAAACTCTTGGTTAGACCTTGAAGAAGAAGGTTGGATTCCTTCTGATAATGAAATGATTATGTCTTGTGAACCATCTATTGAGTTGATTACAGAATAATGCAAATCATTGATAATTTTTTACCAAAAGATGTTTTCGAACATATAAAAACTGTTTTATTTGGTAATAATTTTCCTTGGTATTATAATGATTATGTTGCTTCTGAAGAAAAGGTCGATGATTTATTTTACTTCTCACACATTTTTTATAACACCGACCTTGGCTTTGAACAAATAAGTGGAACTTTTCCTTTAATAGAACCAATATTGAAAAGTATTCAGCCCAAAGAATTAATTCGTGTCAAAGGAAATTTATATCCAGCTTTACCTGAACATCGACAAGATGCTTTTCATAAAGACTATACATTTCCACATAAAGGCGCATTATATTATTTGAATACAAATAATGGTTATACATTGTTTGAAGATGGAACAAAAGTTGATGCGGTAGAAAATAGGATATTGTTTTTTGATCCAACAATTCCTCACGCATCAACAAGATGTACCGATGGTAAAATTAGGGTCAATATTAATTTTAATTATTATGAGTGATAATATGAGTGCAAGTATTGATGAAGATACAATGTTGGTGAATTTGAGTGAAAGTATTGATGTTGCTTTAATGGAATGGTTAAATGAACATAAAATTCCAGCTCTAAATCTTACTGCTGTTATTTTAGCTAGACTGACTTGGTTAGCTAAACAAGGTAACTATCAAGAAGATTTTATTCGCCTGTTAGAATCACCACAGGAAATATTAAAATCAGAAGAAAAGAGAACAGTAGTTCATTAAATGATTATTAATAATATTTTTACTAATTTTTTTGCTGAAGATTATATTAATATAGAACCTTCTGAATTAATACAATTATGTTATGATACAGCTAATCAAAACAAAGATTTTTATTCTAATATATTATTTGATGAAAATAACGATTCAATTAAGTATATTAAAAATGAAGTAATTAAAATTATTAATGAATTGCATTTAGAAATAGGTTTATCAAAAGATTATAAACAAGAGATTGTGTCGATGTGGGGTAATATAGGTTATCCACACAGAACAACGATGCCACATTGTCATCACGGAACTTTTTTTTCAGCTATACTATATTTGACTGATGGTAAAGACGATGGCTCTGGTAATTTATTTTTTATGAATCCTGATAAACAAAAATCGGATTATATGAGACCAAATCATATAGATACATATAATCAATATACATCCGATTCATGGAAAATTAAACCTTCAATTGGTAAATTAATTGTTTTCCCATCTTGGTTATGGCATTATGTTTGTGTTGATCCACAAGGTGAGGGCAGAATTAGTATCGCTATTGATACTCAAATAGTTAGGAAATAAATGAAAATTGCTTTAGCATCAGACATACATTTGGAGTTTGGTGACCTTATCTTAAAAAATGAAGAATATGCCGAAGTATTAATACTCAGCGGCGATATTTGCACAGCTAAAGTTTTTAAACACAAACCAAAAGAAAGAGCAATGGTTAAGGATTTTTTCCGCCGTTGTTCATTCCAATTTCCTCATGTTGTATATGTGATGGGTAATCACGAACATTATGATTATGATATGCGTGATACCTATGATAGATTAAAAGCTGAGTTGGCTGATTTACCAAATATTCATTTGTTAGAAAAAGAAACATGGGAACATGACGATATCACTTTTATCGGCGGTACTTTGTGGACTGATATGAATAAAGGTGATTCGTTGACCTTATGGCATTGTGGTCAGCGTATGAATGACTTTCGAATAATCAATAATAGTAATCGTATGACACAACATAAGAATATTATCTATGTAAAGAATCCTGATAATTCTGGTGCATTATTAAAAGATGCTAATGGTGAATTAATTATTGAACGAGTGGATCATTATGAAAAGGCTTCAAGATGGTCACCAGAAGATTCTGTGGAAGACCACAAGAAGATGTTGGATTACATTAAGATTGCTACTGCTGATTATGGTGGTGCACCTAGAAAGTTTGTGGTCGTAACCCATCATGCACCAAGTAGTGAGAGTGTTGCTGAGTGTTATAAAAGTGATACACTAATGAATGGTGCATTTCGTTCCGATTTATCAGACTTTATCCTAGATAGACCACAAATTAAATTGTGGACTCATGGTCATATGCACAATAGCAGTAACTATTGGATTGGTGAAACTAGAGTTGTTTGTAATCCCCGTGGTTATATCAAATATGAAAGTTGTGCAAATTTCTTTCAACTAAAATATATGGAAATATAATGAAAACTGTATTAGTAACTGGTAGTTCTGGTTATATCGGCCAACACCTTGTAAAGCTCCTTAAAAAGGAAGGATATGAGGTGTTTGGTATTGATAATGAGAAAAGAATCAACGATTACCTTTTGCCAAAACAATTTGAATTACATGATATCAACAATGATTGGTCAAAGTGGTACACAACATTAATTGATTGGCCAGAAAAGTTTGATGCTGTTGTGCATTTGGCAGCCAAGGTTCGTGTGAATGAATCAATGGAATATCCATATGAATATTATACTACCAATTTTAATGGTACATTAAATGTGTTGAATGATTTTCAATATGACAATTTTATATTTGCATCTACGGGTGCAGCCGAAACTCCCATCAGTCCCTATGCTCTGTCAAAGAGGTGTGCTGAGGACATTGTAAAAGAATATTGCACTCGCAGTAGTCTTGATTATACAATGTTCCGTTTTTATAATGTTATAGGTTCTGATGGGGTACCTCCAACTAATCCTGATGGATTGTTTTACAATTTAATTAAATCAAAAGATGATGGTAAGTTTAAAATATTTGGTAACGATTACAATACTATTGATGGCACTCCTGTTCGTGATTATGTCCATGTAATGGATATTTGCCGTGCAATTCAAAGAGCAATCGAAACGCCTGCTAATGGTTTGGAGAATCTTGGTACTGGTACAGGTTATACTGTTAAAGAAATTGCTTCGGCATTTTATCATGTAAACAAATTGAATTGTGATATTGAATATTTACCACGAAGAATTGGTGATGCTGAGCGTACCGTGCTTGACAAACCATCGACATATATGATAAACTCCTATACATTGGATGAATTGGTAAAAGTATGACGGCAAACATTTATTGGCAATGGAAACAATCTATACCCGAATCGGTATGTGAAACTATGCTTTCTGAAATGAAAAATTTTAATTTTCGTGATGCGAAAGTTGCTGATGCTTCACACATTACCGAAGATGATGCAGATTTAAATATTGAACATAGGAAAAGTAAAGTTACATTTTTGCCGGCTAATCATTGGTTTGAAGGTATATTATACAATTATGTAAGATATGCTAATGTGGCTGCAGGATGGAATTACGATATTCGAGGCAACGAAGCGATGCAATATACGATGTATGAAAAGGATGGTTTGTATGATTGGCACACAGACCAAGAAGTATATAATGTTTCTCCTATAATGAGAAAATTATCTGTCGTGTGTCAATTAAATAAATCTAGTGAATTTACTGGTGGCGGACTTTTTTATAAAAATGCCGATTTTCTAGAATCAGAAGAAAGTTTATTAAAAGAACAAGGTGATGTTGTTGTAATGCCATCATATGTATTACACAAAGCAAAAGAAATCATGTCAGGTAGAAGAATTACATTAGTGTTGTGGGCAATCGGACCTTCTTGGGTATAATTATGATTGAATTAATATTTGCTCTTGCTATTGGTATAATACTTGGTTATTGTTTAAAGAAAGAACAAAAGCCTCCTGTTGTGGACACTTTAACTAATCAAGTAGAATACTACGAAAAAGAATTAAAGTATTACAAAGACTTGTGTAAGTGGCACGCCGAGAGGAATAAAAAATGAGTGATGGTGGTAAAGGTCATGCACCAAGACCAATTCTAATTGATAAAGAAGAATATAAAGAAAAGTGGAATACAATTTTTGGTGAAAAACCTATTCTCACCGGTTATTGTGATGTATGCAATCGTAAATATAGTTGGTGTTCGTGTGTTGCTGCATCACCAGAACTTACGAAAGCAATTGATGATGCGTTGGGTATAGAAAGAAAAAAATGAAAGTAATATTAAGCAAATATCGTAATCATTGGTTGTCACCTTATATTATTCTCAAAACGATTTGTTTTTGGGAAAAAGATGAGGATCGTATTTACAATCTAAATGATGACCCCAATAATCCATATGAGAAATGGGTTAACTTTTTAGAACCTATTTGCCAAGCTTGGCAAAAGTTCTTAGATATTATTCATCCAAGAGTAATGTATGTTAAGATTGACCGATGGGATACTTGGTCAAGGGATCATTCATTAGCTCATATTATTCATCCAATGTTGGTTCAATTAAACGAAACTAAACATGGCGCCCCACATACAGATGATGAAGATGTACCTGATGAATTGAAATCAACCAATGCAGAACCAAAAGAAAATGAATGGGACACCGATTCAAATCATTTTAAAAGATGGGATTATGTTCTCGTTGAAATGATTTGGACTTTTGAACAAGAAATCAAAGATGATGATGAAAGCCAATTCTTTGATCATTCAGAAGCTTTAGGATTACCCTTTGAACAAACACTTGATAAAGTAAAAGTTGAT